AAAGCATTAAAATTAACGGATAAAAAAGAAAAGTTTGCACAATGCATTGCGGACGGTATGACCCAGGCCGATGCATACCGAACAGCTTACAATCCAAGACCAGATACAAAGCCGGCAAGTATTTGGGACAGCGCGAGCAAAGTAATGGCACGTCCAGAGGTCGCCCAGAGGGTAGCCGAACTAAGACAGAAGCTAGAATCAAAGGCGCTTTGGACGCGCGAGGAAAGCGTACAAGCGTTGAAAGAGGCCTACGCAGTAGCACAGGAGCGGCAGCAATCCACAGGCATGACGGCGGCGGTTAAAGAGCTTAACGCAATGCACGGTTACAACGCAGCCGTTAAGCACGAGATCACGGGAACAATCGCCCAGTTCAACATTAACACCAAGAAATTGACGGACGAGGCGCTTAAACAAATACTAGATGCGACGAATCCCGACTGAAATCACGTTAACCGCAGACCAGTTAATCGAGGTTGAGCGGGAGTATTGCAGCAGGAGCCTAAGGAATTTTGCGCATCGAGCTTGGCATTTTCTAGAGCCAGCCACGCCGATGATGTGGGGGTGGGCGGTCGATGCGATATGTGAACACTTGGAAGCCGTCACCAGTGGCGAGATTAAGCGGCTATTGATGAATGTTCCACCGGGTAGCATGAAGAGCCTATTAACGGGGGTTATTTGGCCGGCATGGGAATGGGGGGCAAAAGACCGACAGGAGCTGCGCTACTTATCCACAGCCCACAAGCAAGATTTGGCGGTTCGAGACAGCACAAAAAGCCGACGGTTAATTCAGTCGGCTTGGTATCAAAAGCTATGGCCAATTCAGTTGACTGGAGACCAGAACGCTAAAACCAAGTTTGAGAATAGCCGGACAGGATTCAGAGAGTCAATGGCGTTTGGTTCAATGACCGGCGCCCGTGGCGATCGGGTTATTTTGGATGACCCGCACAGCGTGGACGATGCGAACAGCCGTCAGAAGCTGAAGACCGACATCACCACATTCAGAGAAGCACTACCGAGCCGAGTTAACAACGAGCAAAGCGCGATCATCATCATCATGCAGCGCCTAGCAGTGGGGGACGTTTCAGACGTTGCGCTTGAATTGGGTTATGAGCATTTGCAAATTCCGATGAGGTACGAGAAGGGCAGGAGTAAATGGGTAGTTGGTACAGGTGACCCGCGAAAGACAGAGGGCGAGCTAATGTTTCCCGAGCGGTTCAGTGAAAGACAGGTGCAGGAGCTGGAGAAGTCGTTAACCATAGCAGCAGCCGGACAGCTTCAGCAGCGGCCAGCCATGCGTGGGGGAAACGTGATCAAGACCACGTGGTTCAAGCAGCACAAGGAACTACCACGACTCGAAGCCCGCCAGATATTCGCCGACACCGCACAGAAAACCGCCGAGCGCAATGATTACAGCGTCTTTGAGTGCTGGGGGCATGGGGAAGATGGCAATTTGTACTTGATCGATTTAATCCGAGGAAAGTGGGAAGCACCGGAGCTGGAGCGCAGGGCGTTGGCATTTTGGCAAAAGCACAAGGCAGCCGATAGCGTACTACTGGGGGCACTTCAGAAGATGCGGGTCGAGGATAAAGCAAGCGGCACAGGACTGATCCAAGGGCTAAAGACCAAGCACGCCATCCCAATCACAGGCATCGAGCGCACGCGGGACAAGTACACCCGCTTATTAGATGTTTTGGGCTACATCGAGGCCGGCCTAGTATCATTACCAGAAGGGGCGCCGTTTCTAAGTGATTTTCTCGCCGAATGCGAATCATTCACGAGCGACGACACACACCCGCATGATGACCAGATTGACCCGATGATTGATGCGATAAATGAAATGCTGGGGCAGCAGAATAAATTGAGCGTTTGGGAGCGCATGATATGACCGAGAAAACAGCTACATACGACGGATTCATAAACCTGACGGGGCGAATGGGACTCGGAGCCCAGAACGTGGCCAGCGATTCAACTTATACATTTAACCTATTAACCCGCAACCGGATGAAGCTAGAGGCCATGTATCGGGGTAGCTGGATAGTCGGAGCAGCCGTTGACGCCGTGGCCGAGGATATGACAAGGGCGGGCATACAGATCAAGAGCAGCGACGAGCCGCAGGAGTTGGAGCAGCTGCAATCCAAGCTAACCAAGCTGGGTATTTGGGGTGGGCTACTCGACTTGATCAAGTGGTCGAGGCTTTACGGTGGTGCAGTTGCCTTGATGGTGATCGACGGGCAGGACACATCAACCCCACTGGATTTGGAGACGGTAGGATTAAACCAATTCAAAGGCTTGAAGGTTTATGACCGTTGGCAGCTTCAGCCAGATTTAACGCAATTGGTACAAGGTGGAATTGATGACGGCATGCCAGCGTTTTACAACGTTGTTAGCGACATCACCACGGGAGCGGCGCCACGCTTCAGAATCCACCACACCCGCATCATTCGAATGATCGGGATTCAGTTACCAGCGTACCAAGCAATTACTGAGGAGCTTTGGGGGGAATCAGTCATCGAGCGCTTGCAAGATCGGCTAATAGCGTTTGACAGCGCAACCAGTGGGGCAATGAACCTATTACAAAAGGCACATTTGCGAACGGTGCGGATTGATAAACTGCGTGAGGTGTTGGCAGCGGGCGGGAAGGCGGAAGAGAATCTACTCAGCATGTTCCACCACATGCGCTATCTTCAAACGAACGAGGGAATCACGCTACTCGACAAAGAGGACGAATTCCAAACGCACAGCTACGCATTTAGCGGACTGAGCGACATGATTTTGCAGTTTGGCCAGCAGATCAGCGGGGCGTTGGGCATCCCGCTTGTTCGACTATTTGGGCAATCGCCGGCAGGATTAAACAGCACTGGCGAGAGCGACATTCGAAACTATTACGACAACATCATTGCCCAGCAAGAGAGCCGACTGCGCGAGGGTTTAACCCGTGTGCTACTAGTCTTATATAAGAGTGTTCTTGGTAGACCAGCGCCGAGTAATTTTGATTTTGAATTTAACCCGTTGTGGCAAGCGAGCCAAAAGGAAAAAGCCGAGATCAGCGCAAGCATTACGGACACAGTAATCAAGGCGCTTGATTCTGGCATCATTACCCAAGACGTAGCCATGCAAGAGCTGCGAGCATCAGCCGAGCACACAGGAATATTCACAAACATCACTGAGCAGGCGATAGCAGAAGCACAGGCAGCACCACCACTACCGAGCATTGAGAATGTCCAAGTTTGAGAGCCCGAGGGGTATAGAACGCAGGTTTGCCACATCGCTGCGGCAGATCGCGCGGGCGGTCGGCATGCTCATCAAGGTGAGCACAGACGGGGCGACTATCCGCAACCCAGCGCAAATGATGGAGCAGCTAACCAAGTACTCTGAGAGCCTCACACCGTGGGCGGAGCGCATCGTTAACGAGATGATCGAATCCGTGAGCCGCAGGAACAAGCGGGCATTTATGGGCGAATCAAAGGAACTAGCCCAAGCGCTTAGAGACGAGTTCAGATTGTCGGGGCTGGGACTAGTGGCGAAACAGTTGCAAACCGAGCAGGTTAACCTGATCAAGTCACTACCGATTGAAGCAGGCTTGAGAGCGCAAAAGCTATCCCAAGAAGCGGCTATGAACGGAGCCAGAGCGCCTGAGATCGCCAAGCAGATCGCAGAAACCGAAGGCATCACGCTGAGGCGGGCGACACTCATCGCACGAACCGAGACGGCCAAGGCCAACGCAGCATTTACCCAAGCCCGAGCGCAGTACGTGGGCGCTACTCATTACATCTGGCGCACAGCTGGAGACGGAGACGTGCGAGAGCAGCACGCAGAGCTAGACGGCGAGGTGTTCAGATTTGACCAACCGCCATACATTGAGGGCGAGGGCAATCACAACCCGGGCGAGATTTGGAACTGTCGATGTTTTGCTGAAGTCATACTACCAGGCAGAGAGGATTAAACATGCAAGCAACAACCCCACTTATTAACAACCTGACCCCAACGACTGGGCGCATGGTGAACGAGGAGAACGAGATTCATAACGTGGTGGATCCGTTCGGTTCGCTGAAGATCGTAGGCATCGAGCACAGTTCAGTGCACGCCGGAACTTCATTCGCTTACACCACCACCGCAACCATACCGGCAGGGCAGAGCGGTTATTTTCTCGGGCGCACAGGTACAACCACAGCGCACATGAATGATTTTTTTATCCATTCAGACCAAGCGCCAATGACCATTCAATTCTTTGAATCGCCCACCGTGACCAGCACAGGGGCAGCGCAAACCACTGTTAATCGTAATCGGCAGGCGGTAAATGTGGCGACGCTTACGGTGTACGCAAACCCAACAATTTCAGCCGATGGGACAAGATTATTTATTGATCAATTGTTGGGCACGCAGAAGGATGTGAGCGGCGAGAATTTAGCGGGCGAATGGATGCTTAAAAAGTCAACCGATTACATATTTAAGATCACCAATTCATCAAGCCAATCAGCGCAAATTGTGGCGGGATTCAACTGGATTGAACAGGATTGACTACATGCTCAAGATTTACGGAATCGAGATCGACAACAAGCCGAGCGAGGCAATGGCAGCCGAGGCGGTACGTGGTTTGGCTTGGCGTGATGAATTCAACCGAGGCGGCACTGAGGTGGGCGTTGCACGTGCGCGAGACATAAAGAACAGGGTGAATTTGAGCCTAGACACGATCAATCGCATGCACTCATTCTTCAGCCGTCACGAGGTCGACAAGCAGGGGCAGGGGTTCAACCGTGGGGAAGAAGGATACCCGAGCGCGGGCCGTATCGCGTGGGCGTTGTGGGGCGGAGATTCGGGGCAGTCATGGGCACGGGCGATAATTGAACGCATCGAGGTGGCCAAGAGAAAAACAGGTGATTCAGTGAGCCCTAAACGGTTCTATTCAACAGCGAAATTAAGTGAGCGCATCAGCGAGACCCCTGAAGGTTTCCTGATTTGCGAGGGCGTGCCTATTACTCGCACCGGTGATTTACTTTACAACCCAAGCGAGACACCCATCACGGCAGGCAAAGGTGCAACGGTCGTGAGCCGCACGATCGAGGACATCACAGACCCCGAGACAATAGCGAGCTTTGAGGGCAAGCCGGTAACCATCAATCACCCTGACGACTTTGTAACCCCTGAAAATTGGCGAGAACTGGCGGTGGGTACGGTGCAGAACGTTCGCCCAGGCGAAGGCGATGACGCCGACAAACTACTAGCAGACCTACTCATCACCGACGCTGAGGCGATCAGCGCAGTGAAATCAAAACGACTGCGTGAGGTTAGTTGTGGTTATGAAGCCGAGTACATCGAGGAGGCCCCCGGGAGGGGTCGCCAAGAGGGAATCATTGGAAATCACGTAGCATTAGTGGCGGCGGGGCGGTGCGGTTCTGAGTGCGCCATCTTTGACCACGCACCAAAAAAAGAGGAAAGCAAAATGACGCTAAAAGACAAGATCATGGGCATGCTTAATAAAGCATTCGACGAGGACATGAAGGAAGAAGAGCCAGAGATGGACGCTTCGCAGATGCTTGACGCTTTGGTAAAGCGAGTTGAGGCGTTGGAGAAATCAAAACAAGAGAACGCGCCGGCCGAGGTTAAACCGGAGGAAGGCAAGCCCGAGGATTCAGCCGAGCAAGATCACACGCCCGAGGAAATGGCAACGCTAGAGAGCCGTTTGGCACGCTTGGAAGAGCTTGTAACCAAACTCGCAGGGGCTGAAGTATCTGAGGAAGGCGAGGAAGGCGAAGGCATGGACATGTGCAAAGACGCAGACACCATCGCACGCGCTGAAATACTTGCGCCAGGCATCGTTAAGACTGCGGACGTTAAAGACAAGGCGCTCAAAGCGGCCTACGCCACAGCAGACGGCAAAGCGGTGATTGATGTTTTGCTAGGGGGCAAGGCATTTGACAGCGCAGACAAAGATTTGTTGTTTATCGGAGCAAGCGAGATGGTTAAAGCTAATCGTCGCTCAACGCTTGCGCCGGTGGTGACAAATGACCAGAAGAGCACAGGCCCGATGACGGCCGAGCGCATTAATGAAATCAACGCGGCACGTTTTGGCCGTCAGTCATAACAAAGGGAGAACCAAAAATGACTAGCTTTTTATATAGGGCAGGCGCAGGCGTAGCCGGTGACATTACTCGCCCAGATGATACCGTTGTCGAAAGCGGTATTTTAGACAGCACCGCAGTGCCCACCGCATTTGGCGCACCCGTCAAAATCGTATCTGGCAAGTTTCAGAAGATCGCAGCCAGCGACGCCGCAACCGTGTTTTACGGAGTGTTGTCACGCATTGCCCCCAGCATCGCAGGCGACACAGCCCAGACGTTTGCAAGCGGCACGCCCAACGCTTCAGCGGTGGCTGGAATTATTCGCCGTGGCTACTGTAACGTAGTTTGCACGATTGGCACACCCGCACGAAATGGCACTGTTTACATGCGCGTGGTAGCCGCAACCGGTAAAGCCGTGGGTGACTTTGAAGCAACCGCCGACGGCGTGAACAACGTAGCATTGACCGGCGTTACGTGGGCAATCGATGGCAAGGACGCCAGCAACGTTGCAGAAATTCGCATTGCCTAAGGAGCAGCACAAATGAAAACTTTTGATTCAACTCTAGCTTATTACATCAACCAACTGGACAACATGGACAAAAGGCTTTATGAGCCTTTATTCAACACCACTTGGGGCCGTGACATTAACCTGAGAACAGGCATCACAATGAGCAACGAAAGCACGTCTTTCATCCGCTCAACGTTCGGCGGCGTGGGCACTCAGTCCGCAACCGGCAAGCCATTCATCAGCCCCAACACCACCACACTACCAGGCATCAGCATCAATGGCGAGCGTGTAGTGTTGCCCTTGCGCTTACTCGGCCAAGAGGTTAGCTACACCAGCGTTGAGTTAGAGCGCAGCCAATTGATCGGCCAGCCCATTGACGCACAGAAGTTCAATGCTTTGAACTCGATGTATCAAATGGCAACCGATGAAATGGTTTACATAGGCGACAGCAGCGTCGGTGCTACTGGTTTGGTGAATAGTTCAGCCGTAGCGGTTGGCAACGTGGCAAACGGCGCAGCCGGCACACCCGCTTGGACAACCAAGACACCTGACGAAATCCTGAAGGATGTTAACGACATGATCGGCGCCGCTTGGTTGGCTAGCGGTTATGCAGTTTGCCCCGATAAGGTACTGTTACCGCCTACCCAATTCGCTTACATTGCAAGCCAGAAAGTAAGCACCGCAGGCAATGTGTCAATTCTTCAATTCTTGGAAGATAACAGCCTGAGTTTGCGTGTGAACGGTCGCAAGCTGGAAATCCAGCCCGCCAAATACTTGAGCGGTCGTGGCGTTGGCGCTACTGATCGTATGGTGGCCTACACCAACCAAGAAGACAAAGTGCGTTTCCCAATGGTTCCTATCCGTCGCGAAACCCCTTACTACTTGGGCATCAAGTTCAACGCGCCTTACATTTGGGCTTTCGGTGAAGTTGAGTTTGTATACCCCGAAACCGTCATTTACCGCGACGGCATCTAAACCAAAGGGGGGAGCATTCCCCCCGAGGGAAAGACTATGCAAGCACAAGTTAACAGACCTATCACGCTAAACGGAATCACCTACGGGCGTGGCCAACACGCTATTCCAGCCGATGACGCGCAGGGGTGGTTTTTTGAGGCGCTGGTTCAATCCGGTGATGTGATTGTGTTGCGAGCCGACGAGCCAGCAGCGCAAGAGCAGGAAGCCGAAAAACCGGCACGCAAGAGCAAGAAGGCCGATTGATGAACATCGCCCAGTTTCGTATTGATTACCCCGAATTTGCAGACCCGGCAAAGTACCCAGCGCAACCCATAGAGCTATGGAGCAGCGTTGGCGCTGAGTTGGTTTCCGCTGATCGATGGGGTAATCTTTACGAGCGTGGCGTTGAGTTGTTCACAGCCCACAATCTAGTAATCGCAACGCAGAACAAACAAGCGAGCACAGCGGGTGGGACACCCGGACAGGCAGCGGGATTGATTCAATCAAAGGCGGTCGGGTCGGTGAATGTTAGCTACGATACCACCAACATCATGGAGCCAAACGCAGGCCATTGGAATCAAACCAGCTACGGCAGGCAGTACATCCAATTGGCAAGGCTACTCGGCGGGGGATGTGTGCAGCTATGAAGGCTAACATCAAGATCACAAAGAACGAGGCACTACGCTTCATTCTGAACATCGAGACGATGGCTAAAAGGCGCTTACAGGTCGGAATCCCAGAGGACAAAGACCAGCGCAAGGGCGAGGGAATCGGCAACGCCCAGCTTGGTTATATACACGAGTTCGGAAGCCCAGCCGCGGGCATACCAGCGAGGCCGTTTCTCATGCCGGCCATGCAGAAGGCAGCACCCGAGGCTATGAAGGAAATCAAGACCTACGCAGCGCAGGCCATGAAGCAACCCGAGGCGATCATCAAGGGTTTGACCGCTGCGGGGATTTTGGCCATGAGTGCGGTTAAGAATCAGATCGTGAGTAGCGAGGGCATGACAGGGTTATCTAATGCCACGTTAAACGCACGGGCATCGAAGGGTTACAAGGGCACAAAGCCCCTAATCCGTACCGGCCAGCTTTTGAATAGCATTAAATTCGTGGTGAAGTAATGGCTAAGATCGACGTTTCTGACCTACTGCGAGACCCTGATTTTACGGACGTGATCACTTTGATCAAACGGAAATCAGAGGTTAACGAGTACGGCGAGAACGTATTGACTGAGTACCCATGCCAGATTGTTGCAGTAGTGCAGGGAGCGAACACCGAGACCATGACCAAACTACCCGAGGGCGCAAGGCTTGGCGATATGGTGGATGTGTATTATCAAGGCACACTGACTGCCGAGCGAAAGGGCGGGTATGCCGATATTATTGTTTACAGCGGCAAGCGCTACCAAGTCAAAGAGGTGATCGAGGATTACTTAAACTTTGGCGTAGGGTTTACTAAGGCCGTTTGTGTGTTGGAGCAAGTCAATGCCAACTAACACATCAGCGACCGGAGGCTATTTAACGCCTACAAACACCCAGACCGATGACCAAGCATTACAACGCTTTATTCATGCAGTTCTATGCGGTTTAACGGGCTTAGAAGCGGCATTGGTGCGCCCATTGTGGCAGGCTAACCCAGCACCTACACCAGATATATCGGTGGACTGGTTGGCCTATGGGATAGCTTCAAGGCGGGCCGATAATGATACATTCTTGAAGATGAACGCGGCAGGAACGCAGACCACACAGCAACGCCATGAAGAGCTGGAATATCGATTGATGTTTTACGGCCCAAACTGTTTAGGCAACGCCGCCGAGCTGCGTGACGCAATCCTAATCCAGCAAAATCAAGACGTTTTATATCAAAGCGGCATGGCCATTGTGGACGCATCAGACATAACGCACGCACCTGAGCTAGTCAATGAGAGATACTTCAACCGCTGCGATATTGTTTTGACTGTGCGCAGAGAATTAAATAGGGTTTACTCAATTTTCAATTTCACAGCAGCCGGTGGCACAATCAAAGCAAACCGAGCAGAATCAACCCTTACACGAGGGTGGCAAACATCCTAAAATCAAGGAGACATCAAAATGGCAGAAGGCTTAAACGTAGGGCGGTTGGTTCGTGCAACCGTCAACCTTGCACCGCTAGCGGCAGCACGCCGTGGGTTCGGTACTTTACTGATCGCAGGAGATAGCAACGTTATTGACGGACAGGAGCGGATCCGCTCATACACTGACATCGAGAGCGTAGCCAATGACTTCGGCACATCCGCACCTGAGTACTTGGCAGCATCGTTATATTTTGGCCAGTCCCCCAGACCACAAACGCTGATGGTCGGGCGTTGGTTACGCACCGCAACCGCTGGCTTTCTGCGTGGTGCAATCCTGACCACCGCCGAGCAAGCATTAGCCAACTGGACAGCTATCACCGCCGGTTCATTCAAAGTAACCATCGACGGCACAGAGCGCAGCGTTACCGGCTTGAACTTTAGCGCAGTGACGAACCTGAACGGCGTGGCAAGTGCTATCAACGCCGTACTGACAGGAGGAACGATCAGCTGGACGGGTTCGCGCTTCATCATCACCAGCGCAACCACCGGCACGAGTTCAACCGTTGGATTTGCTTCGGCAGCCGCCACAGGAACGAATATCAGCGCACTGTTGAAACTGACCAGCACCACCGCAAGCGGCGCAGTGAGTGGGTTCGCAGCAGAATCACCCGTTGACGCTGCAACCGAGCTGGCCGACATTTCCGGCGCTTGGTATGGCCTGAGCTTTGCGGCATCCGTCATGCCTACTGATTCAGAATTGATCGCTGTTGGTGCGTTCATCGAGGCCGCATCGATCACCCGCATTTTTGGCGTGACTGAGACCAATACGAACGTGCTGGATGCAACCTATACGACCGACTTGGCCAGCCAATTTAAGGCTTTGAGCTACAAGCGCACGTGTGTTCAATTCAGCGCTAACCCTTATGCCGTGTGTTCATTGATGGGTAGAGCATTCAGCGTTAATTTCAGCGCTAACCGTTCAACCATAACCTTGATGTACAAGCAAGAGCCTGGCGTAGTCGCTGCGGTACTGAGCGAGACTCAAGCTCAAACACTCAAGGCCAAGCGTTGTAATGTCTTTGTTACCTATCAAAACGATACAGCGATCATTCAATACGGCGTAATGAGTGGGCAGGCTTACTTTGATGAAATCCACGGGCTTGACTGGTTCGCCGACGCTTTGCAAAATGCGGAATACAACCTTCTTTATCAAAGCAAGACCAAGATACCCCAAACCGACGCAGGCCAAAACCAACTGGTGACCGTGGCGGCTAACGTTTGTAAGGAGGCAGTAAATAATGGATTGATAGCTCCAGGCACTTGGAACGCAGACGGCTTCGGCCAGATCGAGCGCGGCGACTTTCTGAGCGAAGGCTTCTACATTTACACCGAGCCAATGGCGTTGCAAAATCAGAGCATCAGAGAGCAGCGCATTGCCCCCCCGATTCAGATCGCTTTGAAACTGGCAGGTGCAATCCATGAAATCGACTGCATAGTTGATGTAAACCGCTGATAAATAAGGAGATTAAACAATGAGCACTTACTCATTCTTAAACGTGGTGGCTTCGCTTTCGGGCGTTGGCGGTTCGATCAACCTTGGCGCAGGTGCGGCCATTGCTGAGGAAGGCATCACCATCGAGGCCATGGAAGACAAGAGCGTGATGACTATTGGAGCAGACGGCAGCGGCATGCACAATTTGATGGCGAATGAGGCCAGTACCGTGACCGTGCGTTTGCTTAAGACTTCACCCGTCAACCAGCAATTAACGGCCATGTACAACCAGCAGGTACAGAGCGCAGCAACGCACGGGCGCAACACGATCACGATCCGTGATTCAGTCCGCGGCGACAATATCACCTTAACCGACGTGGCATTCAAGAAACGCCCAAGCGTGACCTACGCCAAAGAGGGCGGTACGCTGGAATGGACTTTCGACGCAATCAAAACAACTATTGTTTTGGGCAGCGGGTCGCCTAGCTTGTTATGAAAGAGTTTGAAATAAACGGGGTGCAGTACAGCGCCAGCAAGATCGGGGCACGTGAGCAGTTTCACATCGTGCGCCGACTCGCGCCAGTACTGGGCGAGATCATCCCGGCCGTTCAAAGCGGAGACACGGCCAACGGACTACCAAAGGCCGCAACAGCAATCAGCGGGTTGAGTGATGCGGATGCGGATTACGTTCTGTTTGGTTTGCTTCAATGCGTAAAACGCAAGCAGGCGCAGGGCTTGGGATGGTCGCCAGTTTCCACGGGCAATCAGTTGATGTTTGAAGACATCGACATGGGGGTGATGCTTCGATTAGCGTGGGAGGCGTTGTTATATAACGTAGGTGGTTTTTTTCCCGTCGCACCGTCGGCTTTGAGCGTAGCAGCCCAGAAACAAAACGCCCAGTAAAGTGGGTGAGTTTGCCCGACGGTGAGGACTGGTTGTTGAGGCCGGTACTGCGCGGAATGTGCAGGTATGAGAGCCTTATAAATGGGGCGTTAGACTTGGCAGACGTGGCGCTAATGAATGATGCGCTCGACGTGCAGGACGAGAACGAGGAACGATACAGGGAGGCTAATAAGTGAATGGTGAAGTGATTAAACAATTCTTGGTCGGCTTGGGTTTTCAAATAGACCAAGGCGGCTTGGATAAGTTCACTTCGGGCATTTCTTCGGCCACTCTGAAAATATCGGCCATCGGTGCAGCTGCAACCGCTGCGGTTGGTGGCTTGACGTACTTCATATCAACCATCGCCGACAGCCTTGATCAAGTGGGAGACTTGGCAGATCGCGTAAACACCAGCGCCGAAGAAATAATGAAACTTGGCTACATTGCCACGCTTACAGGCTCAAGCGTTGAGGCGGCCAAGAGTTCATTAGAAGGCTTGAGCAAGACGGCAGGCGAAGCAGCGTTGGGCATTGGTCGGGGCGCAATGGCTTTTCAGAAGCTAGGAATTACTGCAAAAGACCAGAGTGGCAAGCTAAAAGATACAAGCGTTTTGCTTGGTGAGATTCGAGAGAAAATCAAGGGCATGGAGCGCGGCGAGCAGGTCGCCGTGTTATCAAAACTCGGGCTAGACCCCACGATGATCGGGGCGCTTACTTCAGATGTAAGCGGGTTGGCTGAGGAGTTCGACAGTCTTTATAAAAACGCAGGCGTTGACGCTAACAAGGCAGCCGAGCAGGCCGGAGCTTTTAACGACTCGATGGATAGATTGAGGATGACATTCGACGCGATAAAAAAAGCGGTCGGTTTGCGCTTTATGAACCAGCTTAAAAACGGCATCGATACCGTTCGAAAATTCTTGGTTGAAAACATGCCCAAGATCATCAACGCAATCACGCCTATCATTTCACTCGTAATGCGGGTGGCTGATGCGTTTGTAAAGATAGTGGGACGGGTAGCGCAGGCACTCGAAACCATTATTGTCTGGTTGGTTAAACTCAACGATGCAACTGGCGGATGGTCATCTTACATTTTGGCAGCGGCGGCGGCGTGGAAGTTTTTAAATCTGGCTTTTTTGGCGACCCCGTTTGGCCAAATAATTGCGTTGGCATCGACACTAGCTTTGTTGGCAGATGACTTCATGACATTCATAGATGGCGGACAGAGCTTTATTGATTGGAGCAGCACAACGGGTCAGGTGATTGGCGCGTTAACTGTTGTGATCGGTGGATTCATTACATACCTAGCCGCCAGCAAGGCAGCAGTATTAGGCATGATCGTAGCAACCCAGGCATGGGCCGCCGTCATGGGATTTATAAACAGCGTTATGTATGCTGCACGCGTTGCTGTATTAACTTTTAACCTTGCGCTGTACGCGAACCCGATCGCTTTTGTTATCGCGGCGGTGGTGGCATTGGGTGCGGCAGGTTATGCACTCATTAAAAATTGGGACACGGTAAAAAGATGGTTTACGCAATTCTTCGACTGGCTTGTAGGTGGTTTTTCAAAGCTATCCGGACTAATAAGCAAGCTAACAGGCGGTACCGTTAAGATCGACGCAGCGGCCACAGGTGCAATGAGCAGACCCACAACGCCATCACCACAAGCAGCAGCGAGCCTGACAGCAGGGGCGCAGACGGTGAGCCAACAAACGCAAATTGTCGTGCAGGGCGCAGGCAACCCAGACGCAACCGCCAGAGCAGTGGCGGGGCAGCAAAACAGGGTTAATGCAGACATGACGCGCAACATGAGGGGGGCGGCACGGTGAGCATATTCAACCCAACTCAAACCACAACCATCATTCCGAAAAGGATGATTGGTAGCTTCACCGCATTTCTAACGATCGAGGAAACGGCAAGCGACGATTTAGAGATCACTCAGCACCCCGTTCAGCAGGGAGCAACGATCACGGATCATGCCTATATGAAGCCGGCATCACTGCAAGTGCGGATCATGTTTGATTCAAGCACGGGGACATTGCCAGAGATTTACGAGAAGTTGAGAAAACTACAATCGCAGGCGATACCGTTCGACGTGGTGACGGGCAAGCGAGCCTACAAAAACATGCTTTTGAAATCGCTGGGGCAGACCACTGACGCACAAACTGAGAACGTCTTAAGCATCAGCTGCGAGTTTCAGGAAATCTTTATCGTTCAGATTGAAACCACCAGCGTGCCAGCTAGATCAGTTCAGCGCAGACCAGGCACGACTGGAGCGACGGAAAACGCAGGCCAAAAGGCAGCGACACCCGCACCGGAAAAACAGCGCAGTGCGTTAAATACTTTGTTTGGGGGATGACGTGGCACAGACTGTTTACACAATCCCTTTGACCAACGTGGCGCAGCGGTTTGTTATCGCTTTGAACGGGATAAGCTACACACTAAATAACCGATGGAACGAGCAGGCGCAAGCGTGGATGGTTGACATATTCGAAGAGACCAACACCAGCCCACTGGTTTGCGGTTTGCCATTGGTGGCGGGTTCGAATCTGTTGGAGCAGCACGAGCATTTGAACATCGGCGGGGCGTTGGTTTGCTACACCGACGGCGACGAGTTCGCACCGCCAACAGAGGCGAGCCTGGGTGTTGAATCCAATGTTTACTTTGTGGTGGCTGAATGAGTCAGAAGCAGTACATCCGCAAATTCAACTTAACCGTAGCGGGCGCAAGCGGCAGCGGCTTGGATTTGTCGGGGCTTCATGTTCAGTTCACGGTTAAAAAGACCGACGCACAGACACCCAACACAGCCCAGATCAGGATTTTCAACATCGCACCGAACACGATCGCTCAAATACAAAGAGAGTTTACGCGCGTGATACTTCAGGCAGGCTACGAATCGAACTATGGCGTGATTTTCGATGGGAACATTAAGCAAGTACGGTCGGGCAAACAAAACGGCATAGATACATTTTTAGACATTGCAGCGGGTGACGGTGATGATGCTTACAACTTCGCAGTGGTGAGCACGACTTTGGCAGCCGGCGCAACGCAAGCAGACCAGATCAACGCAGCAGCGCAGCCGATGAGCGAGCGCAACATTAAAACGGGTTATATCGGAGACACGGGCAACACCAAGCTATCACGTGGAAAGGTTATGCACGGCATGAGCCGTGACTATCTCAGGCAATCGGCGGAGGCTTCGGATTCGTCTTGGTCGGTGCAAGATGGGCGGCTTCAGGTGTTACCGCTGACGGCAGTTTTACCGAATCAGGCCGTAGTATTAAACAGCAAAACCGGATTGATAGGAACACCGGAACAAACGAACGACGGCATAACAGCCGTGGCTTTGCTCAATCCGTTACTCAAGATCGGCGGCAAGGTCAAGATCGATGAGGCATCAGTGCAGCGTGCCCTAGTGCCAGAATCAAGGCCAGACGACAGCGCAAACAAACCCGCTTCATTGGCAAGTGATGGGTTTTACAGGTTGTTAGCGGTACAGATAAAAGGCGATACTCGTGGCAACGATTGGTACAGTGAATTAACGTGCCTAGACATTGACGAGACACAACCGCCATCAAAACAGGTGAAACCAGTATGAACCGCGACGAACTACTTGACGACCCAGAAGAAGCGCTGCGCTTGGCCTTGGACAACGCACAGAGCAAGATTTGGACGGCAATCCCCGCAATCGTCAAGGCCGTGGATTTGAGCCGGCAGACCGTATCAGCGCAACCAAGTATTCAGGGCAGCATCACCAATCCGGCGGGCGTGCGGCAATACGTTAATCTACCGCTACTAGTAGACGTGCCGATTGTGTGGCCAAGGGCGGGCGGGTTTGCTTTAACATTCCCGATAAAAGTGGATGATGAAGTCTTGGTTGTTTTTGCTTCGAGATGTATCGATTCATGGTGGCAATCCGGAGGTGTTGGCGTACCAGCTGAGGCACGCATGCACGATTTGAGCGACGGTTTCGCTATTCTTGCACCGACGAGCCAGCCGAAGAAATTGAGCGGCGTCAGTTCTTCAAACGTTCAATTGCGAAACGATGCGGGTTCAACGTATGTGGAAATCACAGCGGACGGAAAAGCACGGGTAGTATCACCGGCAGCAATCGACATCCAAGCGCCTACAATCAATCTAAGCGGGAACATTGAGATTAGCGGGCCAGTAAATCAATCGGGCGGTACATTCACGATTGGCGGGATTGTCTTTGGCACACACAAGCACGGCGGCGTAGCCCCGGGTGGATCACAAACGAGCGGGCCGTTATGAGATACAGACGATTAGATGACGATGGCGATATGACTTTTGGCAGCCAGCAAAAAGACTTTTTGAGGGACGCACCAGCGGCAGTGGTGCAGGCCGTCATTACCCGTTTGAAATTGTGGGTTGATGAGTGGTTCTTAGACACCAGCGACGGCACGCCATACGTGCAAGCAGCGTTGGGCAAGTACACCAGCCAGACCATAGCACCGGCAATCCGTGAGCGTATTTTGACAACTGAAGGCGTGACCGAGATCACGGCGTTTGATCTAATATTTGATCCGGACACACGGGTGGCAAAAGTAGAAGCTACGATAGAGACAATATACGGCCCAGCCGTACTGACGGAGGTGATTTAATGGCGACATTGGCCGATTTGGTTTACGTTGATGCGACAGGTTTTCATTACCCCGACTACCCCACCGTACTTCAATATTTAACCGACGAGTATAAAAACATCTTCGGAGCAGACACCTACATCACCGCAGACAGTCAAGACGGGCAATGGATAGCCATTAACGCGTTGGCGATATTTGAAACGATGCAGGTATGCGCGGCGGTTTATTCGAGCTTTTCGCCCACCACCGCTCAATCTGATGCACTTAGCAGACAGGTTAAGATCAACGGAATCCGCAGGCGGAGTGCTACGTATTCCACCGCCGATTTGCTGGTGGTTGGCGCAGCCGGTACGGTCATAACCAATGGGCAAGCGGTGGACGCATTAGACCAGAAATGGTTATTACCAGCCAGCGTGACCATACCCGCCGGCGGTTCAATTACCGTGACTGCCACTGCTGAGAAGATTGGCGAGGTAACAGCGCAGGCAGGCACGATCAACAAGATCAACACTCCAACGCTTGGTTGGCAAAGTGTCAATAACCCGACAGCGGCAACTGTTGGGGTAGCAGTCGAGACGGATGCAGAATTACGCAAACGGCAAACCACCAGCACCGCACTACCATCGCAATCAATCCTAGCCGGCATTGTCGGGCAGGTGGCGAGCTTGGCAGGGGTGACGAGGTTCAGAGGCTACGAAAACGACAGCAACAGCACGGACGGTGACGGACTGCCAGCGCACAGCATCGCTTTAGTCGTAGAAGGCGGAACAAATCAAGCCATTGCCGATGCTATTGCTTTGAAGAAAACACCCGGCACGGCAACCTATGGAACCACCAGCGCAACCACGTTTGACAGCTACGGGATCCCGAACACTATCAATTTTTTCCGGCCAACGGTCGCAACGATTGGGGTTGAGATAACCATTCAACCGTTTGCAGGCTATACCGCTTCATTTGCTTCGGACATCTCAGAGGCGGTGGCGCGGTCAATCGAATCGATCGAGATCGGCGAGGACGTGCTGCTTAACAAACTATACGTACCGGCCAACTTGCCGACGGTAGCGGCGGGGGCGACATTCAACATAACCCAGATTCGCATTAAGAAAAACGCCGGCAGTTTCGGAACATCAAACATCGTGCTGACGTTTAACGAGGTGGCGCAGTGTGATCCGTCAATCAATGTGGCCGTGATTGTCTTATGACCATCGAAACATATCTAAACCTAATCACTAGCCAGCACCGTGACAAACCAAAGTTTGTCGCCACAGTGCAAGCCACTGTTAGCCCCTTAATTGCGTTGCAGGACACGCTAAAGGGTTTGGTCCAGGATTACGATTTAGACACCGCAATCGGCCAGCAATTGGACATTATCGGGCAGTGGGCGGGCATCACTAGGAACCTTAATACACCGCTAACGGGTGTATATCTGACATGGGACAGTTCGCTTGATTCTGAGGGGTGGGAGCAGGGAACATGGCAAGGAGAATTTGACCCTACCAGCGGCTTAACCCGATTACCGGACGATTCATTCAGAACGCTACTCAAAGCCAAGATAGCAGCCAACAACTGGGACGGCACAATTGAAAAGGCTTACGACATTTGGGCGAGCGTGTTCGCTGATTCGTTTGTGGTGATTCAGGACAACCAGGACATGACCATGGTTGTGGCAATCAGCGGCCAGCCGCTGGACGCCATCGAGCGGGCTTTGCTAGAGCAAGGCTATTTGCCACTCAAACCGGCGGGCGTGCGGGTTAACTATTACGCCATCGCACCGAGCGAAGGAAAGCTACTCGGTTGGGATTGTGACAACGCAGCATTGGGTGGTTGGGATTCAGCGCAATGGGCTTATGAAGTAAGTGCGCTATGATATTTGAAAGGTGATTAAAAATGGCAACCAATGAGATTTTAAGATTCGCACAAACCGACACGACAACCAACTTACTGACGCAGGCCGAGTATGACGCGGACGCTCAGAGGTTAATCGGAAATCAGCCGGGTGTAGCACGTTCAAAACTGGTGAACAAGGCTCTGCGTCAATCTTCACTCATTAGCGCAGGCGTAGCCCAGTTCATAGCGGAATATCAAGCCAACAACGTAACCGACGGATTGACGCCGGCTAACATCTCTGACTACCTTGAGGCAGCCATTCAAGCCATGCCGGTAGCCGCAGGCACAGCCGCAGCCCCCTCAATCGCACCCACAGGCGACACCGACACGGGCTTGTATTTTCCCGCAGCAAATCAGGTGGCTATTAGCACTGGTGGAGCGCAAAGGGTAGTTGTTGATGCAAGTGGGAATGTTGGCGTAGGTGTTAACCCGAGTTCCGCACCATCCGGAACTTCTATACAGTTTGGCCCTCCTGCATCAGGGCTATTATTCTGCGACAGCAATAATACTAATTTAGCATCAAACGCATATTTTGACACCACGTGGAAATATCAAACAACTGGAGTAGGCTCCTCACGATTTACGCAAACAAGTGGCAGCTACGGTTGGTACTCAGCCCCCGCAGGCACGGCAGGAAGCACTATACCGTTTGGCGATCCGAAGATGACGCTAGATGCGAGCGGGGCATTCATTTTATTAGGCTCTGCGGCTCAAAAGGCATCAGGTACAACATGGTCAAATCCTTCTGACGCTCGGTTAAAACGAAATATTGCGCCATACAAAAAAGGCATTGCCGAGCTGATGCAAGTTCAAGTTAAAACTTGGGTTTATAACGGTAAAGGCGGCACAGTTGATGGAACAAATGGCATTGGGTTAATTGCAGATGAAGCCATGCTAGTTTTGCCGGACACCGTTGAAACGTACAAAGCAAAATTAAACAAAGAAGATGAGTTAGAAACAGACATTAAGAAACTTGATGCGACGGAAATCACATGGCTTTTAGTTAATGCAGTACAACAACAGCAAGCCTTGATTGAAAAACAGCAATCCCTAATCGAATCACTCACTGCCCGCATTGCAGTAATGGAGGCAAAATGATTAAGTGGTCGATAACCCACATGGATGCTTTGCCGAGAGTTGGTGAGTACGAAAATGTTGTGATTTCCGTTTGGTGGAAATGCGAAGGTTTTGAAATAGTAAATGGCGTTAAATACGGTGGCGTGCAACGTGGAGAGGCCAAGTTAATAGTTGACCATGCGCAATGTTTCACGCCATACGAAGAACTAAGACAAGATCAGGTGTTTGGTTGGTTTTTAACGGAACAACAAAGGAACTTAATAGAATCAAACGTAATCCTGCAAGTTACAAGCAAATCAAACATGATAGTGACTAGGCTTGGTGTACCTTGGGTGGAAACCGAAAATAACACAGAGATTTTATTTGATACAGGAGTTGCGGTAGCATGAATAAAGAGATTGCATTAGGTTTAACGCGCCACATTTTGACAGCCGCAGGCGGCGCAATGGCGGCTAGTTACGGCATCGACGGGGCAACACTCGAAGCAGTCATTGGCGCAGTTTTGACACTGATTGGTTTTGTTTGGTCGGTTTACGACAAGAGGGCAAAATGATTTTGCTTATGCCGTTTGTAATTTGGCACTTAGGTTTGTTTTGGTTTTGGGGGGCGAAAAGTGTTTGATTGTTGCGAAAACCAGCCGGCAACCGTAGCCATAAAACGTGGCGATACACTCACTTTGGCTTGCACGTATAAACAAAACGGCACGGCGGCGACGGTGCAGGATTACACGATTCGGGCACAAGTGCGGGATTCATCGGGCATATTGGTGGCAGAGCTAACGGCCGCCAAAGCAAACCAAACAACTAACCCGGGCGTATTTACTTTGTCAGGTGGTTTAACAACGTCATGGCCGATTGATGAACTACGAAGTGATATTCAGTTTGTAGACCCCGACAACGTGACACGATCAAGCCAGACGTTTAACATTTCGGTGAGCGAGGACATCACACAATGACCAGCCAGATCGTTATTACACCCGGCCAGACGAGCACGATCGAGGTAGTTTCGCCAGATCAAACGACGGTCGAGCTTTCGTTAACAACTACTGGCCTACGCGGAGCAACCGGCGGCAGTTTTGCTTATGAGCAAATGACACCAGCGACGGTGTGGACGATTACGCACAATCTGACATATCGCCCGGGCGGTGTTTTGGTGGTCGAATACGGCGGTCAGAATGTCGAGGGCACTGTAAGTCATATCAGCGCAAACCAATTAACAATCACGTTCGCCGCGGCGATCAGCGGTTACGCTTATCTTTCATAAGGGTGCACCATGTCACGTAAATTTTTAGTCCCAATCGATTTATCAAACCTTTCTTTATTAAATGCACTGTTGCACCCAAGCGCAGTAGCACCAGTGAGCCCTAGCGCGGGGCAGGCATGGTATGACACTGGCACGAGTACGCTTAAGGTTTACTCAGGCACGGCATGGAACCCAGTAGGGAATGTGGGCACGGGCACGGAGGCCGCAAAAGGTACATCCTCGGCGGCGGGGGCGTTGTACTTTGCAACGGATTCAAAATTGTTATATGTTGGCAATGGCTCAGGCGGGTGGACTCAATCGAATGCTTTTGGGACGGTTGCAAACCTTGCAACCACTGCGAGCGACGGCACAAGCACAGACTACGCACGAGCCGATCACCAGCACAGACACGCGGCCGCAGATCACAGCGCAATCCCGTTGAGTGCATTATCAGCAGCGACGGCAGATGTTTCGCTTGGCGGGTTCAAGATCACCAATGTGGCAACGCCAACGTTGGACACGGACGCAACCAATAAACTGTATGTGGATTCAGTGGCCCAAGGCTTGGATGTGAAATCAAGTGTACGCGCAGCCACAACAGTGAACATTACTCTGAGTGGACTGCAAACCGTTGACGGGGTATCACTTGTGGCTGGGGATCGGGTGATTGTTAAGAATCAAAGCGCACCGGCAGAAAACGGCATTTACTCAGTTTCAGCGACAACATGGACTCGCACAGCCGACGCGAACACATGGAACGAGTTGATCAGTGCCTTTGCGTTTGTTGAAGAGGGCACGGTAAACGGCGATTGTGGCTGGGTATGCACAGTAGATGCGGGTGGGACGCTTGGCACTACCTCAGTAACGTGGGAGCAGTTCAGCGGCGCAGGCCAGATCACAGCGGGAGACGGTTTAACAAAGACTGGAAACACACTTAACGTTGTAACGGCCAGTAGTGCACGTATTGTAGTCAATCCAGATTCGATTGACTTGGCATCAGTCGCCCGCACGGACACCGCAGGAACGGCAGGTATTACGTTTGTGCAGTCGGTAAACACTGATTCTTACGGACGTTTAACAGGCGTTGTAAATGCGACGGTAGCAGCAGCCAGAATATATGCTCAGACCATAGGCGACGGTTCGGCCACATCGATAGCGGTTACTCATTCACTTGGCTCGCAAGATGTGATTGTGCAAGTGCGGGATGCTGTGACTAATCTCCAAGTGGAGTGCGATGTTACGGCCACAAACAACAACGTGGTAACTGTAGCTTTTGCGGTTGCCCCAGCATTAAACTCATTACGAGTAACGGTTACGGGGTAATAGATGGCGAAGAAATTTTTAACACAAATCGAAGTGCCTGAGCTAGTCACGGGCAACCTAAGCATTAGCCCGAGCGGTATCACCAGCACTCAAGCCGGCGAAGATATTCTCATCACGCCCACGGGCATAGGCGCGTTAAAAATTGAAAACCGCATCACCTTAGAAAATATCTTGTCATTCGGCCCACTAGACCCGCAGGGCAGCTACATGGCTGTCAACGCACAATATTTGCAAAGCGGGCCTTTGAGCGCTTGGCAATATTTGCAGAACGGTACAGCAACAAAATACGAATTTGCTAATGACGGTGCGTTAACCGTTTTTACTGCCCCAGCAGGAATAGCAGGAGATTTAGTACTTTCTTGGACGCAGATTTTTCAAATACCAAACGGCGGGATTATTGATGCAGCGTATGGCGGCACGGGTTTAACAAACGCAAACTCAACCCTAGCAATTACAGGTAATGCATCGATCAGTGGAGCAAACACTGGCGATCAGATTATCACCTTAACGGGTGACGTAACAGGTAGCGGCACGGGCAGCTTTGCCACGACCCTAGCCAATACGACAGTGACGGCAGGCACATACGGAAACGCCACTCAAGTAGCGCAGTACACCGTAGACCCACAAGGCCGATTAACGTCTTCAACCAATGTCACCATCACACCAGCTTTTTCAGACATTACCAACAAGCCAACAACGCTGGGGGGGTACGGGATAACAGACGCGCAACCGCTTGATTCTGATTTAACAGCTATCGCAGCTTTAACGCCAACGGCTGATAATTTTATTGTTGGAAATGGCACAAGTTGGGTATTGGAAACGCCCGCGCAAGCCAAAACAAGTATTGGCCTTGGAAACGTTGATAACTTAAGCGTGCAATCGATTTTCAATAGCACGGGTGAGGTTTTTAATTTAAGATCACAATTTGATGCCACCACGCCCAGCTATGGTTTTGGCTATCGCTTTGTTCGAGGTGCAACAAACGGTCCTGGCACTGGTAGCGGCGTATTTAATATGTTTTATTCGTGGTATATCGGGCTCGGTTCGCCGTATCCAGCGACTGGTACAGGGTCCTACGGTGCGATGTTTGCTGTGCCACGAGGGGCTGTGAGTGAAAATAAATACTACATGAGCGTGCGGTTTAATGAAAACAACGCTTTTGGTTCTTGGAAAAAAATCGCCGCAGGGTTCGCAGATTCGGCTGAGACCCTTTCGGTAGGCAATGCGAAACTATACACAAACACATTGCCAGCTAACAACGGTGCTTCGGATACTTACATTTACTTAGGTCGCTGGACTACTACACAAACCAGAGAAAAACTGAATTTATCAATAGTTTATCAAGATGAGACATTGCTAGATACTCGACGAGTGTGCGAGTATAAGTTCTTGTTTTCGACAAGCAATGGCGTGACTTTTACCGCAGGGAGCACAGGTAATTTTTACGCTTGGGGGCGTGGCTTAATTCTTGGTGAAGGCGGAGCACTGAGTAATTCTGGCACTTTAGCCGTGCAAGTCAGCAATACGCAGTATGATTTTTATGTGCTTGCGCTTGGAAATAAAAACACGGGCATCGGGTCGTATTCTGTAAACACGAGCGGCGGAACATGGGTGCATTCTGGAACTGTATTTGGTACTACCGCACCGACGGGTAACAATTTTCCTTTGTATCTTGACGGATTGCTGTCAAACTACTCCACGCCGACGTTCTACTCAGTTTCTACGCTAGGGCAGGTGGCAATTGACCAAGCCTTTAGTCCCAACAATAATTCTGGTGGGTTATTTTTGGCGAATAGCACCGGAAACCGAATTGATTTTTATACGTCTGGCTCTGGGTTACCAACCTTAACAACTCGGACAGTAGGGACGAAGATAGCATTTAGGCAAACGTTGACCGGATCCACCTTAGATTTTGCCATCGGTTTATCTACAGATACAATGTGGTACTCGGTGCAAAATACCAGTTCATACCACAATTTTTACACAGGAACAAACGTTGCTTGCAGAATTGGAGATGCGGGCACGAGTTCGCGCGGTGTTGTTTATCAAGGCAATAGCGCAATCACGACGCTTAACGCGACCAGTACTCTGACCATTGCTCAGATATTAACGCTGGTGATTCAATCAACACCGGCGGCAAATATAACATTTACACTCCCGACAGGTACGCTAACTGATGCGGGTGTATTGGCATCGCTTGAAACGTTTAGAAGTTTCACATGGTCAGTAGTGAATTTGGCGGGTTTCACCATAACAATGGCTGGCGGCACTGGTCACACTTATGTTGGAAATGCAACGATAGCGGCAAATACAAGTGCAAGTTTTAGGACGATTAAAACGGCGGCGAATACGTTTACGACTTATAGGATTTAATATTAAAAATCTTGGTTTCTTGCGAGGGTTTTATGCAAGTAGATTTGACTGATAGCCAGAAGAGATTGCTTATCGAAAGTTTGAAAATGCGGCCTTATAACGAGGTCTGCGAAGTTATAAATAAACTAGAGATGGGTGAGGTGGACAATACCACGTGAAAAGTAAAAGGGGTTAATGGAATGGTAGAAACCGTTACTAGGCAAGAGGTTTACAATCGTTTGATAGCGCTTGAGTGCAAAGTCGAAAGTATTGATAAAAACACGAAAGACATCGTGAGCGCGTTCAATGCGGCGCGAGGAGCTTTTATATTTTTAGAATTCTTAGCCAAAGTAGCAAAGCCGCTTCTTTTTATCGGTGCGGTGGCGGTAGCAATTGCGGCGGCAATGAAGGGGTGGAAACCGTGATAAATTTTTACATTGCAGTTGTTTTGGCCGTTACCGACGGCGACACATTCAAAGCACGTCTACCCGTTTGGCAAGGTGTTGAGATTGTTACATCCGTTCGGGTCAATGGAATTGATGCACCCGAGCTGCGGGGTAAATGCGATTTTGAAAAAGTCAAAGCTGAGGAAGCAACGGCAGCATTAACCCATTTTTTGCAAACGGGAAAGAACGTAACACTTCACAACGTCAAAGATGACAAGTACAGCGGGCGAGTGGTTGCCGATGTTATGGTAGACGGCAAGAGCTTATCATCTGAGATGATACGCACAGGCTTAGTCAGGCCGTACAACGGCGGCACTAGGCTTGGGTGGTGTGGTAATTAGGAGGCATCATGTCAATTCTTGATAGATTCATATTCCGCAAACCTGCGCAACAGTTCAAACTTTCGGGACGTTCATACGCCAATTTGAAAGGAGTTCATCCAGACCTAATAAGGGTGGTTGAGCGAGCGATTCAAATTACCAAGGTTGATTTCTGCGTAACCGAGGGGCTTCGCACAGAAAAACGGCAGGCGGAGCTTATGAAAGTGGGGGCGAGCACTGTTATGAACAGCAGACATTTAACGGGGCATGCAGTTGACTTGGCGGCTATGGTTGGTAGTGAAGTTCGATGGGACTGGCCACTTTACGATGAGCTAGCAAAGGCCATGCAGCAGGCGGCAGACGAGTGCGCCGTAAGGATACTATGGGGCGGCAACTGGAGAACGTTGAAGGACGGCCCGCATTTCGAGTTAGACCGGAGATACTACCCATGATTCAAATAGTAACAGCACTTTTGCCGCTACTCGATAAAATTTTACCCGACGAGAAAGCGAAAGACGCCGCAAAACTTGAGGCATTGAAACTGGCACAAGAGGGGCAACTGGCGGAAATGGAAGCACAGGTTAAATTGATGATTGGCCAGATCGAGGTTAACAAGATTGAGGCGGCTCAGGATAACTTCCGTGGAGGTTGGAGACCGGCTTCCGGGTGGTGTTGCGCTATTGGATTGTTTTATAACTACTTGCTTCAGCCGCTATTATCTTGGGCAAGTGCGGCACACGGTTGGCCAGTGCCGCCAAGCATCGATGTTAATGAATTAATGGTATTACTAGGCGGGATGCTTGGACTGGGTGGGTTGCGCTCATACGAGCGCATTAATGGCAAAAGCTAATTCTTCAGCCGCTCAAGTGCAAGGCGCACCAGTTCCACCAACTTGTCGAGATTTCCGACATGTTGCCTCGAGTGGTCATACGGGAATTTCAGCGTTTGCGCTAGTTCGTTAATAGTTGCACGGTCAATCATTTATGCACCTCTTTTGAGAAAAAACAGCCTTTATTATCGGGCGCAACATACCCATTAGCAGAATGGTAGCCTTCCCCGCACCCCATAACCCAATCCGAGAGCGCGGCAGCCAAAAACACCATGGTTAAAACGCAGGCCAAAATTAGCCCGAGTCTTTGAAATGCGTTAATAATCAATCTTTTCATCATTTCCTCCAAATGAAAACCTCGAACGGCCAGCAGCAGATTGAGAACCCGTTGAACTTTTGGCCGATACCAAAATATATCTCATCGCTCCAGAACCACTTAATATGGAATTTGGGCATCTTCTTCATCCTCAATTTTTGCTTTGCGCATCGCTCGCTCAAGCAAGTCGGTGATATAAACTTTATCCTCTTTTGTCATGCGCTTTTCCAGCCACGTAGCCCGCACCGAGTCATCTTTGTGCCAGCGTAGTTCAAATTCCACATCGCACCAGCCATGGTATTCCCAATCACTTGCAGCGTGATAGCTGCCAGAGCCATGTTCCCCGCTCACGTGGGTAATGTGGGCATAGCAGGGGTATCCTGCCACTTCTACTTCATACATCTCTTCTCCCATGCCGCATCAAGACGGCGTTTAATACCTTCGTCAATCATCACTTTTATGATGTTACTAAGGCTGCGTTGCTCACGAAGTGCAATGCGCTCAAGAGTTTGGCGCATTGCGTCGGATAGTCTTAAACCGATTCTTTGATTTTGGTTCATGTTAAACATTGTACAACATTTATATAAAAAAAAGCAATATCACCCTATTAAATTATCTTTTCGCTTTCCATTGCCACGCAGAATATCAAACACCCGCTTTTCAAGCTGGCGGTGCGCAGCTATCATCGTTCGTTCAGGGACTATCCCAAGTAGTTCATCATAGGCCGCCACGAGCTGCCGCACGTTACGCAATCCCTCCCCATCAAGACGCATCGGCAAACCAGATTGAACCCTTCGGTTCACATCTGCCAGTGACTTGATAGCGTCGTCATAAAGGCCGTCGGCATCTTTACATGCGCCGATTTCTATCAAGGCTTCAACCATATTGCAGGCATAGCAAAGTATCTGCCAATCCGATTTGGTCGGTGCTGGATCTAGTTCAATAGCCCGCAGAGCTTCGTAAATCTTTGTAAGCTGATGCCGCCTTCGCTCAGGTTTCATCGGCTCAGTGGGTGATGCCAGGAGCGCATCAAGCATTGTGTAAGTGGTCGGGTACTTCATTTTGTTTCAAGTGTTGCCGCAGCAACTCTGCTGCCATTTCGCCTTTGACAAGCTCTTTATCCCAAGCACCGTCTAGCCCGTGGGTGTGTCGGTGTTTTACTATCAAGCCTTCGAGCGCATCGAGCGTCATTTGTAGGATGTCGGGGTGATGTGCTGGCGGCTCACGGTATAGGGGAAAAGGTGGTGGTTGATCTTGCGGGTTACAACGGTGCGCCAACTCCTTAGCGTTTTCACCACGCCACGCCCACATCGAATTAGTCCATTCAACTGCCCAGCAGTAGGGCTCAGGTTTTTTAATAGTCATTCTGCATCCCCTAAAAATTGTTTGAGTATTTCCACTTGCTTGGCTTTCCTTTCTTTTCTGACAGCAGCATCATCATCATAAGCAGCAGCATCAGATGCATACGCAGCATCAACAGAATAAACAGCATAGGCAGCATAGGCAGCATAAGCAGCGGCATTGGCAGCACGTTCAGCACGAGCAGCATCAACATCATTGGCAATATCGGCATCCAAGTGGGTACCAGCATCATTGGCGGCCGCATCAGCAGCAGCAGAAGCACGAGCAGCCGCCGCACTAGCCTTATCAAGTTCCTCATCAGTCGCCAAGCCTTTTGCATACCTCTCAACGACCTCAAAAGCAGACTTAGAAGCCTCGGGCATCAAGTGTTTGACTTCGTTTGCAAACGCAACCTTTAGCTTCACAAGCTGCCGTTTATCTGCCAGTTTTTCAAAGCAACTCAGTGCATCATATAGACCGCGTTTCTCAAGTGTTTCAAGTACAGCTTCTTTCATCATCATCTCCAGTTAAGTTGTCAAGTTTAAAAGCAAGTTAATCGTCACCATCACCGTCACCAAAACCGGAACCAGCACCGTCACCGTTACCGTAACCGAAACCGAAACCGTCACCAAAACCGTTACCGTCACCGTAACCGCAACCGCAACCGTCACCGTAACCGTCACCAAAACCGGAACCGTTACCGGAACCGTGTCCGGAACCGTAACCGCAACCTTCAGCGAAGCCTACACCGGAACCGTTACCGTAACCGTAACCGTGACCTGCGCTCATGATATTGACCTTTGAGCCTCTGCCGAGCAAACAATTAACTCACAGACCCCATTCAGCAGAATTTGAGGATTGACTTCATCAAGTTTTGATTCTGACAATTCAAGGCCATGCTGCGCCACACCAGATAAAGCAATACCTGATTTAGCTTTCCATTTCCACAAGCGGCGGCTGTTTTTTAGTACGACTGTTTCACCTTCCACGCTCACCACCTCACCGGCATGAACTCCAGCGTTGCCGCATCTTGCAATGCAGAATTTGTTAATAAATTCAGCGTGTATGCTGGGTTTGGTGGACAAGTCGGGCTGGCCATTTTGAATAGAGCCAGAAAAGAGTGCTGCGATTTGTTTTAATTCGCTAAATGTTAAGTTGTCAATGTTCATTTTTAAGTTTACAAAGTTGGTTAAGAATTGCCCGTTTCCCCTGCTTATTCCCCCAGATGTCATTGATAATCGCTTCAATTTCCTCATCCGTCAGACCTTGTTGAGCTGCCGAGGATTCCTCGGTAACTGGCGGCTCCTTGTATAGTGGGATAGGTTCAGGTTCTTCTTTCCAGCGTCGGGCATACGCTTTTGCTTCAGCAATAGCGTTTTCACCACGCCAGATAATAGGAGTTCCCTCAATTGTCCATCCGTAAGGATTAGGTGTTTCAATAGTCATTCTGCATCCCGTAAAAACTGTTTGAGTATTTCTGCTTGCTTGGCTTGCATTTCTGAACGGGCGGTTTTACGGGCAGCAGAACGAACAGTAGCAGAACGATCAGCAGCAGAACGATCAGCAGCATAAAGATCAGCAGCATAAGCATAAGCATAAGCAGCAGACTCAGCAACCTCAGCAACAGCATTATCAGCATCAGCGTCAGCAGCGGGAGCATAATCAGCAGTATAAGCCTGAGTTAGCTCCCCCTCCGTCGCCAAGCCATTTGCATACCTCTCGGCGACCTCAAGGGCTGATTTAGCCGCATCAGGCATCAAGTGCTCTACCTCTCTTGCGAAAGCAACTGCAAGCAATCGCTTCTCTCTGTCAAACCCATCAACAGCTCTGAAACAGAACAGTGTGTCCTCAAGCCCGTTCGACTCCAGAACCGTAAGCAATGGTAAGGATTCGTCATCTGGTTCGGTTTTTCCTAAATGGCGCAGAAGCTTTTTCCAGCTGGCTTTACTAAGGTGTATCTTTCTAATCTCGTTTAAGGTTGTTTTCATGGGGTGTCCTCTAAAAACTGTTTGAGAATTTCCACTTGCTTGGCTTCCATTTCTGAGGAGGCAGCAACCCAAGCATCATCAGCATAAGAAACATTCGTATAAGCAGCATTAGCAGCAGCAGCAACACGAGCAGTAACAGCAGCAGTACGAGCAGTAGCACGAGAAGCAGTAGCAGCATCGGCAGCATCAGCGGCAGCACGAGCAGCAGCAGCAGCATAAGCAGCATTTCTCAACTCGACATCAGTCGCCAAGCCGTTTGCATATCTATCCGCGACAGCCAAAGATGCCCTCGACTCATCTGGCATCAATTGCTCAACCTCTTTCGCAAATGCAACTTTTAGCTGCACACGCTGCCGTTTATCTGCCAGTTCGTCAAAGCGACTCAGCGCATTATCTAGCCCGCTTTTCTCAAGCGTTTCCAGTACAGTCTCTTTCATCATCATCTCCAGTTAAGTTGTCAACGTTCATTTTTAAGTTCTCAATGTTGCCCGTTTCCCCTGCTTATTCCCCGAGATGTCATGGGCGCGAGTTTTTTGGCAGCAGGGGCTTTGTAACACGATGGGCTTCGCGCCTTGGATTAGCCCACTATTCAAAAACAATAGGCAACGGGTCGTATTCATTTCCCGTTAGTTCAATCTCTTGTACAAGGTCATCGCCATATTTAATGATGATGGTCACAAAGTCACGTTTTGGCAATTCGTCTCTCAGAACTTTAATTTCTTTCACGTTGTTGAACGATATATTCATGGTTAAACCCCCAATTTCTCAATAATTTGTTGAATTTCTGCAAGAAAGGCGGTTATTTCCGCTTCGAGCATTGCAATATACTCATCATCACGCGCAACCGTACAGACAAACATCTCCAAGCCTTTAGGCATCCGTGGATCAAAGCTGACAAAGTCACACCATTGCCGGCCAGTGCAGGCCAGCTGCCACTGAATTTGAGGCAAGTGCTTCTCAGGACACTCCTTGGCAAGCATTGTTTCTATGTGGGTTTTGGTGCTTGGACACTTTATTTCAAGCAATCCATCATTACCCACCAAACCATCAGGGCTTGCGCCCGAAAAGTCAATTGTGGGGTGGTCGATAAAACCAACCTCTGTCACCAAGTTGCCGGAGAGTTCTTCGTACATAAAACGAGCATCGGCCTCATTCTCAACACCCCACGCCATAGCCGGCGTTTGGTATTTGTCGGCGGGTAGACCGGTCAAACGTTCGGCCACCAGCTGCATGCGGTAATCGGCACGAGCCTGCGCTTCTTTGCCGGTTTTGAGTTTGGCCAGCACATTGCACACGGCTGATGCAGTCACACGGCCAAGACGGGCAGAGTACCATTCTGGGCTGCGTTGTTCCATTATTTAGCCCCCCCGTCCTCAGTGCCGGCGGCCTTGGCGGCGACTTTCAAACTGTTGCCATGGGTTTTCCACAGGCGTGCCTTATATGGCCCGCTGAGTGCCTTAAAAGCCGCAGCAAGGGCAGGCTCTCCCGACAGGGCAGCATCACGTAGGGCATCGATGTTTGCAGCCTCATAGGCGGCGTATTCCGCTTCGGTGTCGACCGGCGGCGCTTCGGGCAAATCTTCGCCAGCGTAGATGTACAGGCCAAGCCCGTGCATAGCAATGGCCTTCGCCAAGCAGCGCATTAAATTCTTGTTAACGGCAAACGCATCTGGGTTAGAGATCGCTTTGTTACGGTGATCCATCACCGGTAGAACACATTGACGGGTTACGCCTAGAACGGTGCAGGATACACCGACAAAGCCCGTTCCGTCTGGCAGGGCGAGCATAATAGACCCACCGTATAGAATGGGCTCCCACGTTGCCAGCGGGTCGGCCTTGAGCACTTCGGCCCATGCCCACGCCCAGCTAAGATAAGAAAGGCCGTTTTTGCTCTCAACGTGGGCGTTTACGTTGGCGGCAAGTAGTTTCTCGGTAGTCATCATTGTCTCCAGTTATGCCCATTCGGGCTGGTTAAAAATCCCCTAGTGCGGGGCTGATAGATGAAGTATAACATAAAATTTATTTATAAGATAGACAATTGCAAAATAATTTTATGTTGTGGTATGATGAGCCCCATGAACAACAACGAATTTCACCTTTTATTCATGTTTGCCAAGCGCAAGGCCGGCAGCTACAGAGCGTTGGCCGAGCAGGTCGGAGCGCCTAGCTTTTCTAGCGTTCAGATGTGGGCATACAACGGCGTGCCACACAAGTACCGCATAAAAATGCTTGAGCTTTTTGGCGCTGAATTTAAGGAAACGCAGGAGGAGCCGGCGCCACTGTAGTAAAATGAAATCTTGGCGGTTTATCAGTTGCTTGGACTAGAAGCATAGACTGATAAGCCGCGAGGCTGACCCGTGAAGGTCTGGTGCTAGTCCCACCAGCTTTCGCGGGTTTTTTTTTGGAGTCAATCCATGAGTATTTATCAGGCATACAAAGCCGCAAAAGAGGAATGGTTAAAAACTAACCCAAGTGCATCACCCGAGCAGATCGAGCAGGCGTTCAAAGATATCGCCAGAAAGCTGGGGTTCTGATATGCACTACTACCAATTCAACATTGGCGATTACGCAAGCCACACCAGGCATTTAACAGCGCTTGAAGATATCGCTCTGCGGCGTTTGCTGGACATTTATTATTTGCATGAACGCCCGTTGAACGTGTGTTTAACGACCGTTGCACGTCAGATCAATATGCGAGAGTTCGAGAGCGAAGTAAAAACAGTGTTGGATGAATTTTTTTCGCTGACAACTGAAGGATGGGTTAATGCTCGTGCAGATAAGGAAATAGCGCATTACAAGGCCAAAATTGAACAGGCGTCAAAGGCAGGTAAAGCATCCGCTGAACGACGGAATAACGCCCGTTCAACAGACGTTCAACCAACCAATAACCAAGAACCAATAACCAATAACCATAAAACAATAACCATAAACCAAGAACCATTAGAGCCTACGGCTTCAACTTTGCCTAAAGTCAAAGTCCCATACGAGGACATCATTCAATTGTTCAAAGCCTTATTACCAGAACTACCAGAGCCAAAGGTTTTAACGGATAAGCGCAAAAGAACACTGAGCAGCATGTGGAATTGGGTGATGACATCAAAAGATGAAGACGGAGACCGGAGAGCAACAACCGAGCATGAAGGCCTAGAGTATTTCCGCAGGTTTTTTACCTATGCACGAAAAAACGATTTTGTTATGGGTAAAACCGGACGCACAGGCAGTCACTCTAACTGGCAAGCCGATATTGATTATTTATGCAGCGAAAGAGGTAGACAGCAAGTCATTGAAAGGACAAACGCATGAGAATAGTTCAGAAAAGTAACGACATCGAGTGCGGCATACTTGCAATTTTGATTACCCATAACAACGCAATTGATTTGGTTTGCGACATTCTCAAAGCCGAGCATTTTGGCAATCCCACCTACAAAGCCATCTACACCGAGCTTGCAGCGCAATTGGCAAAAGGGCAAGATGTTGACGTACTGACCCTATTTGATGCACTGCAAAGCACAGTCACACTTGCGGACCTTAATGCAATTGCCGTCACCCAATATCAAAGTGCAGGCGCAATCAGGAGCTTGGCGAATCATTTGATAGACCGCAACAAAGAAGCGCGACTTGGCGAGCTGGCTTTCACCATTCACGAGCTGGCAACAAGCGAAGCGCCGATTGGCGAGAGGATAGACCGAGCGCAAGCCGAGCTAGCCAAACTCACTGAGACTAACGAGGAAGGCGAATGGTTAGAAGCATACGAATCAATTGTTAAACACACGGAGCTGATCGACCAGCGAATAGACGGATTACACCAGGGCATGAAAACAGGCTTATATGACCTTGACGAGATGCTGGACGGCGGTTTGCAGCGTGGCAACCTTGTTGTAATCGGAGCACGCCCAGCGATGGGTAAAACAGCTTTGGCCATGACGATAGGCCTAAGACTTGCAGAAAATAACCATGTTGGGTTTATATCAATGGAAATGCCACATCAAGACGTTAGAGACCGACAACTGGCAATCCTCACCGGCATACCCCTGGCGCAGCTTAAAAGACCTAACGACGAATTAAGCTATGCGAAGATACTCGACGCACTGGATAAATGCAAAACGCTGAAATTCAGGGTAACCGACAAATCGGGCTTAAACATACTTCAGATTCGCACGAAGGCCAGAGCATTGAAGCGATTGAAGGGGCTAGACGTGCTCATTGTCGATTACATCGGCTTGATGTCCGGACTAGACGCAAAACAGCCACGAGCCTACCAGATCGAGGAGATAAGCAGAGGGTTGAAGACTCTAGCGAAAGAGCTTGATATTGTGGTTGTATGCCTGGCGCAGGTTAACCGAGGGGCAGCAGAGAGAGCCGGCCAGGTGCCAGGGCTTCATGATTTGCGTGATTCAGGAGCCATTGAGCAAGATGCCGACGTGGTTGCATTTATTCACAGGCCAATAGCAGCGAATCCAGACCTACCGGCAGAATTTAACAATTATGCGCAATTGCGAATTGCAAAGAATCGGCAGGGAAGAACGGGGGATGTCGAATTGTTTTATCGTGGGGATATAACCAAGTTTCATGCTTGGAGTGGAGATACACCTAAAACGATGTTCAAGGCATCAAAGGAGAAGCTGTAATAGAATCATGCCCCGCATGTGAAAAACGCCTCAAACAGGGCTTAACAGGCCATTACGAGGCATCTTGTCTTGAGTGTTGCGCCCGACTGGTTAAAAGTACCAGACCGCTTCGAGTGCAGGCCGAGTGCATGCTTGGATTCATCGAGCGCTTTGCAAGTGCGCCATTGAGAAAAGACATTTTGAAAAGATTGAAGGAGATTCTTTAATGGAGCGATTACTAATCACACTGGCCGAGCCGGCGGCGGCGCACAAAGCACTGAGCACGGTGGTATGGCCATATCTCAAAAATGCTTTGCTAGCAGATCAAAAAATGGTGATTGAAGTTCGGCAAGAGCAAAGGAGCTTAGATCAAAATCGCAGGCTTTGGGCAATGCTCACCGACGTATCAAATCAAGTTATCTGGTACGGCCAGACGTTGACCGCCGAGGAATGGAAGCATGTATTCACAGCAGCACAGACCAAGCAACGGGTAGTGCCAGGCATTGAGGGGGGATTTGTCGCACTTGGACAATCCACCAGCAAAATGACAAAGGCAGAAATGAGCGAGCTTCAAACACTCATCGAGGCATTCGGGGCGCAGCAGGGCGTGAAGTTCACGGCGCAAGATTATGAGGCCTAAAAAATGCAAGACCTGCGCCGAGCAGTTCACTCCGACAAGACCACTTCAGCAGGTATGCGGGGCGGTGTGTGCCATGAAGCTGGCAAGGAAAAAGACCGAGCAGGCACACAAGCAGGAAAAGCGCAAAGAGGCATCAGAGACGCGAAAACGCCTAGACGCTATGCAGACCAAGCCCCAGCTATTAAAAAAGGCGCAGGCGGCTTTTAATGGGTTTATAAGGGCAAGGGATGAGCGCAAGCCATGTATCAGCTGCGGCGCACCACTTAACCTTGACAAACTGGGCGGGGCGTTTGATTGCGGCCACTATCGAAGCGTTGGGAGCAGCCCACATCTACGATTTGACGAGCGCAACGCTCATGGCCAGTGCAAACACTGTAATCGATATCTAGCCGGCAACCATGTGGCCTATCGGCAAGGGCTCATCGAGCGCATTGGGTTGGCAGAAGTGGAAACACTAGAGGCAGATCAGACCGAGCGCAGGCACACGAAAGACGAGCTGGAGCGCATGGCTATTGAGTACAGGGCGAGAGCGAGAGCAATAAAAAAGTAAAAAGATTTTATAAAAGTGTTGACAATATAAAATTATTTGATATACTTACATCATCGACAACAAACAAACGGAGAAGATGATGGCTTATATGAACCAAGAGAAAAAAGCAAAAATTGCCACAGAATTGAAAAAAGTAGTGCCAAAAGGCTGGAAATACAGTTTGGCAGTTCGAGACCGTAGATCCATAGAAATGACGATTAGCGCAGCGCCAATAGATTTGCTTGAGGCCGTTGGACAAACAAGAGCGTCAAGTTATTGTTTTGCAATTAAAACAAAAATAGCAGAAGTAACCGAGGCCTTTGAAAAAATTTTTAATGCATTAAACACAGACAACTATAACCGCAGCGACATCATGACCGATTATTTTGATGTTGGCCACTATGTTCAGTTAAACATTGGCAAATGGGATAAACCCTTCAAATTGGCAGCATAAGCAAAGCCCCGAAAGGGGCATTGAAAGGCAATATGAGAAAAGTCAAAATATCTGGCGTTGAATACCACAGCGCCAACACCCAAGCCGGCATCGAGGATTTTCTAATCCGCAGCGGGCTAATCAAAACGCCCGAAACCCACAAAACCGGCAGCGTAGAAGTTGCGTTGTTCATCAGCTGGTACGAGAGCCTTGGTTACAAACAACTCAGGGAGCCGGACTACAGCGCAAAGAGTTACAAGGACGGGTGGGGCATATGCGTCAGGTACTTTTACGAGCGTGACGCAATTGCAACCAGGCGCAGCGGGCGCATGCCGGCGGAGGAGTTTGAGCAGGCATTTCTCAAAAAAATTCTGAAGCCGGTTGGCATGCCAAAAATGCACACAGGCGCACGGTGCTAGGTATGAGAAAAATGAAAACAGGTTCATGGAAAAACCCAAGGACAATCGACGGGGCTGTTGGGGATGCGGCTATTGCCCGTGTCGTAGAACTGGAGAATCAGTTAGAGAAGGAGCAAGCAAAGAGCAAACGACTGGAAAAGCAGTTGCTTGAAGTTAAACTTTATATGTGTGACTTGCATACAGACCTCATGCTTCAATGTTTAAAGTCGGAAAAGACCGGCGAGGATTGGCGCAAACTTTTGAACGAAATGTATGCGCTAATAAGAAAAATTGATATGGATTGAAATTTGCCAACAAAGTGGAATTGCCTAGAAATCACGCAATTGTTATCACATGCGGAAACAAACGATGCTGTAACCCAGCCCATTTGACAACCCGCACATTTTCAGAAATGCGATTAAAAACAATGGCAAAACTAAAAGAAAAGAAAAAAGAAACTGCGCAATTTTTATCACAGGCGAAAACCAACAATCAGGAAAAACAGAAATGAAAATTAGTGAATTACAGAAAATCAGGACAGAGCAAAACGCCAAAACAATAGACAAAGCGATAGCCTACATTCAGCAACTGGAGGCTGAGCGGGATGAAGAGATGACAGAGCGCATGAGGTTAGAGGAGCACTTGCGGCTTGCGAGGCTATTTCTCGACAACATGAAAACTGAGATTCGCAACGAAATTATTAAAGGAGACCATTCAGACGACGATTGGCGAGAAATCGGAAGGGAAATAGATGCTTTGCGAAAAAAATTGGCTTACGGAAAAAGCGAAGACGCAAATTAATGTGTTATATTTCAATTGTCAGTTTGGCGGCTGGCGATTGAAACAACCAGAGAAGAACCCGCAATTTTGCGGTGTCTTGCACCGTTTAAGCAGGAACTTTGGTTGTTTCATATCGCTTAAGCCGTCTCACGCCAGAGGCCAAGACACCACAGCGTTGTGGGTTTTTCCATTTCGGCAACAACCAGTGCGGCACGTCGGTGGCTGAGTTGTTTGATAGTCCGGTACACGAGCAAACCAAATCGGACAGCGTGGGCGAATCTTAGAGCGCGGTGGTGAAAATAGTCTGAGTAGTGCGAAAGCGAGAACTGGCTCCGCTGAGGCATAAGCGAATCTTTGGCAAACACCACGGATAGAGCTGTGCTTTGCTCAAACATCACCACTGAGGCATATACATACTCAATGCTCAATCTATCGAATCAATCCAGCCCAAGGATTAGAAGCCCGATACTTCCACCTAATGCCTGATTTAATTTTTTCAATGAGACTCTCTGAAACGTTAAACCTAACGGCCAATTCTTTATTTTTTTCGTCAGACAACAAAATGTAGTCAACATCGGATTGAGTGAGATTCGAGTTTTTACGCAAAGTCAGCGAAATAACAACTTTGTGAAGTTCTGTTTTTTTGTATTTTCCCAATAGACCGCTAAAACGCCCAAGTTCTGAAACGGTACACATCCCAAGATGGGCAGACCTGACGCATTTAATATTTCCGCATGTTCGGTAAATGCGCATTCCAGCAGGTATTGCCCCGCTCTTTCGCTTCCAAAGCAGCCTACAAACTGAAGTCATTTTACCGTTGTGATAAATTGCAGGACCGGAGCCATTAGAGCCCATTGTGCCAGTCCACAGCAGGCAGTCACCCTCTTCAATAGTTCGAGACGCTATTTTGTCAAATACGGTCATAGCAAAATTTTAACGATATAAAACAAACATTTACACGATAAAAACCCTATTAAATAAATTTGTGAACGTGCTACAATTGAGTTATGGAGCCAAAAGCATTAAAATTAACGGATAAAAAAGAAAAGTTTGCACAATGCATTGCGGACGGTATGACCCAGGCCGATGCATACCGAACAGCTTACAATCCAAGACCAGATACAAA